ACAAGCATCACTTAGAGGTGAATCATCTGAACTTGCAAGACTTCGTGTCTTAAAAGGTCAAGAGCACAAAATTCAAAAAGAAAGAGCTTTCTTATTTGGACAAAGTGCGGATGGTACAGCCTTAGATGGTACAGGTACAATGGCTGATACTCATCGTACAGATGGTGGTGGTAAAAAAGCACGAACTACTTATGGTATTATATCTGCTATTAATAAGTATGGTAATTCCTCTGGTGATTCACAGAATAAGTTTACTGTGTCTGAAGCAAGTTATAGTTATTCTAGCTTTGTTGATGATATGGAAAAAGTATTCCAATATGTTCCAGAAGCAGGTGTTAAACAGGCTTTCTGTGGAGCAGGTGCATTAGGTTATTGGTCTAAAATGGCTGGTAATACAGGTATGGCAGGCAACTCAGGTTGGACTGTTAATGTTAGTGATATGAAAAGAGATGCTCTAGGTTTTAATTATAAAACTTTAGAAACACCTCATGGAATATTACAGTTGATACCTACTCCTGTGCTTAGAGGACCATACAACAAAACAATGCTTGTCATTGATGATAGTAATATGTTCCACGCTCAGTACAGAAACCAAATGTATCAAACGAACATTAAAACAGATAATGCTTATGATGGTGTTAAAGACCAATATATGTCAGATGAAGGTATTGGTGTATCTTTAATAGAATCTCATAATCTGTTTACAATCACAGCGTAAGGAGGTAGTCAATGGCTAGACCTTATTTAGGTGGTTCAAATGCATGTATTAAGGCGGTTTCTGCTGATACTACACTAGGTGTTGGAGACTCAGGTAATAATATTATAGTGGATGCAAGTACTGCATCGACTAATTTTACAATTACCTTACCTGCAACAGCAACAAGTAAAGGTGTATCCTACGATATTATATGCGGTGTAGCTAGTCATAGTGCATCAACGGTATTGGTTACTTCTGATACCAATATAGTAGGTGGCACTCTCTTGTGGTCTACAGGCGTTGTAACTGAAGTTGCGTCTGGGGCAAGCAGAGGCTTTGGTGATTCAGCAAAAGCAGGGTCAAGAATGCATATAGTTTGCGATGGCACTCAATGGTTAATATTGAATGCTAATAGCGATGTAGCGTTTGTGGCATCTCATTAATAAATAATCTTAGGGGAGGGGCAACTCTCCCCTATTATTTAGGAGTTTATGCAAGCTTTTAGTTTACAAATAGATAATATAGTAGGATATGATGTAGGTGCATCAACTGATGTGGATGACGCTTTAACAGCCTCAGCCAAGGAAGTATTAGATATACTGCCTGATGCATTATTATTGTTACATTCTACTAGCTCAGACACATCATCTTATAAATTGCCTTTGTTAAATAAAAAGGTATTAAGTATTACCAAGGATGGATATAATGTTAAATCGGTAGGGTTGGGTTTATCTACCCAAATTGCCGATTCAAACTCATTGCATTATGCTACAGAAAGAAGTCCTGTATCTTTCATAAACGCTACGAATGATATAGAGGTTTATCCTCAAGGAAGCTCTGCTCAAGGGAAAGTTTCATATATAAATTATCCTGTAGTTTCAAACTCTCATACAGAAATATCATCTAATGTACAAACAGGAGTAACTGTTGAGGCTGATGATGGAGTTTTTACTAAAACTGCTCATGGGTTTGTTGTAGGCAATACAGTTACATTGAAAAGTTTTACTATAGCTGATGGTACACCAATTGCATATTTAAATGATTTAACTACACAGATAGCAAGCACTCCTAATGCAGATACTTTTACATTAGAAGGAATAACAGCTACTGATGTTGTAGCCGATGGTATAAATGGACAAGTTATAAAAAATGGTGGGTTTCCAAATTCAGCAGAACATGCAGTTGTATTATCAGCGTCATTAAAGTTATTAAATAAAAAGCTAGGTGCGTTAATTGTAACGGATGAGGATACAGAATTAGCTCAAACAATTCAAGGGCTTATCGCCTCTACCTCAGCTTTATATCAGAAAGAAATACAAAGACTTACAGGAGCTAAATCATAATGACTCAACAACAAATGATTGAGAGTATTCAGCAGATATATCCTGATATGGGAGAAACGCAATTGCGTCTATTACTCAATGATGCGTTAGATGAGTTTGTAGAAGAAACTAGAGTCTTGACAGGGCATTCATATTTAGAATTAATACCTAATAATGATTTTTCAGGAAATCCCTTAAAAGGTGAGGTGGGGAGTAGTGATGGATTAGCAGGCACAGTAGGTGGTTATTCTAATATTTGGCATATAGGCGGTAGTGCAAGCCTTTCTCTTGGCATAGATTCAAATAGATTGTCAATAACAAAATCCAGTACAAATGCAATACATTTTACAGGTGGAGCTTTAACATCAGGCGTTTATTTAAAATCTGGTATAAATTATAAAATTGAAATAAGTGTAACAGATTTACCCCCAGAAAATGTTATTGTCAACTTTGGTATTTGGAGTGCAATGCCTTCTAGCGATGAGGTTTTACCAGCTGGTATAGAGACAGCAGGTGTAACTAATAATTCGGAAAAAACAAGTTCTACAACATTTTTAAACGGTACAGACAGATTAGTTTATCCATTTTTTTATATACAGGGGACAGGCACAAATAGTACTATTTATATTGAGCATTTAAGCATTAAACCTGTTGATTCGCTAGATAGATATTATCCTCTTACTCATTTTAATTCTGTAAGCTCTACAAGTGATGTGCTATCTGTATTTCAAATTGATTTAGATGAAAAACCTCTCAACAGGTTTGTTGGTCAAATAAATAAGACGGATGTAAAATAATGGCTACAAGTTACAATGTATGGTGGGTGAAAGATGGAAATTTAGGAATAGCTCAATTTTCTCAATCTACAGGAGATATATCTACAATATCTTTAGAAGGTAAAACGGTAGGTATTCATTATTTTAAGTCTCCTACAAAATTTACATCTTCAGATTTAACAAAAAAGATTGATGAATTAAGTGGAAATGATATGTTTCCAAACGCTTTAGCATATGGCGTTGTATGTAAGGTCATGCAGAAATGTGCTGAAATAAAAGGTAATCCACAAATGGCTCAGTATTATAAATCAGAGTATATGGATTATGTTAGACGAGGGAAAAGAATTAAAAACGAAAATAAAATCTCTGGTGGTTATAACATCATCGGAGGAGAATACTAAGGAGTTTAAATGGCTAAAGGCTTGCAAGATTATCAAACAGGTGAATCAGTTGCTCCAGCAGTTAAGGCATTAACATATGCTAATGGTGCTACAGCTGTACAATCAAGAGCTGTATATATAGGTGTTGATGCTGATTATACATTTACTATAAATGGTGTAGCAGTTGTATTTAAAGGCTGTATTGCAGGTACTATTCTACCTATATCTGCTACAGCAGTTACAGGGCAGGGTTCTACTGGCGATATAGTATTCCTGTACTAATATGCGTTCAGGACTCGGACATGGTTTAACCAAGACAAGTGGAGCAGGTCGTACCTTTACAAAAGATGAACTTGTAGCTTATTATCCATTCAATTCTAATAGTGCAGATGATAAATCTACTAATACTAATAATGGTACAGTTAAGTCAGGTAGAGCATTAGCTTTTGATGGAGATGTGGATTCTCTTAAGATTCCCGATACTATGATGAGAGAGACAGATTGGAGAGAGGGAGCTATAGTTTGCTGGGTTAAACCATTTGATTTTGCTACTACAGGTCGTATATTTTCTCATTATTCAAGTGGAACTCAAAGAATGTATTTATCTACAAGTATAGCAGGTGAGGTTGGACAGTTAGCATGGCAATTAGGTAATGGTAGTGGTGAGAGTACAGGTACTATGGTCTTAAATACATGGCATAGAGTTGTGTTATCATGGAAAGATGGAACTACGAATGCTTATATTGATGGAATTTTGAAAGATACCACTTCTGATAATACTTCTGATTTTGATAGTTTAACTGGTAATAAATTTTATATTGGGAGTCATCAGGGAGACGAAAGTTATTTTGAGGGGTATCTTTCAGACTTCCAGATGTATAACAAAGTTTGGTCTTCTACAGATGTAACAAATGACTATAATAATCCAGAGATGTTAGCACATACTTTTAGTGGTACTTCTTTAATAGAATCTAATCTAAAGCTTTGGTATCCAATGTCTGAAGGTAATCCTGAAAGTCCTCAGACAACTATATTTGATGGTAGTGGAAATAAGAATCATGCTACATCTGTCTTTTATGGAGATGAGATGTGGGATGGAGAACAAGGAGACGATGCTAATTGGTCTTTATTTGGTAATAATACTTCAGCTGAAGATGATGGAGCTGTAAAAATAACTTATATCGACAATTCTTCAGGTGGTTATATCAAGCTTAGAGATGCTTATGATTTAAATGATGACCTTGTTGTAGGCAGGACTTACATAATTTCTTTTTCCACAAAAGTTAATCAAGGGTCAATTACATGGAGATGTCTAACTTCAGCAGTAGGAGGTACTAATGATACAGCGACAGCTATAACTTCAACTGAATTTGAACCTAGAACCATGACAGTTGTTGCCAACCACTCGACAGACATGTATATTCATTCTAATGGTATGGGAACTGGCGATATTGTTTGGGTTAAAGATTTATCAGTCAAAGAAGTAGGTCTATCTACTACAGGTCATGTAGAAGGACAGGAGACTATCTTTCAACCTGCTTTTGTAGGACAGAATAGAATGTCAGTATTTAATGGTGTAGATGGTTCAGATGAATATGCTGAAGTTTCAGATACTGATGAATTAGATATGGGTACAGGTAACTTTACTTTGTCTGCATGGGTATGTCCTCAAGACTGGGTTGGTAAAGGATATATTTTATCAAAAGGTTCTGCTGGTTCAAATGGGTATGCTATGCAACTTGATATTAATAGAAAATTAATAGGTAGATGGGATTCAACTTCTAATAATGAATCTGGTACAAGTGGTGCTGCTGTATCTCAAAATATATGGAGTCATGTAGTTTGTTCTTTTGATAGAGATGAAGGGTTACTTTCTAATTATATTAATGGAAGTTTAGATAGTACTCATAGTATGTCAGGTGATACAGGAGATATAGATACAGCATCACCTTTTACTATTGGAGTACATTCATTACATGGAGATAATGCTTTTAGAGGTTTTATAAATGAAATTTCAGTATGGAAAGGAACAGCTTTATCTCTTGCTCAAGTGCAAGAACTTTATAATGATGGAGTTGCTTTAGACTTAGAAAGTAATACTCTAACAGATAGTCCTACATTGACAGGATACTGGAGAAATAATAAGTTACATACAGATGGTACATGGAAAGATTTATCTTCTAACAGGAATAGGCTTACAGTTAATGGTTCGCCTTCTACAGTCATCTTTCCTGAAGGTATAACATCTGGTAGAGATATTAATGGTTTCTTCTTAACTCATCCTAATAATAATTATCTGTCTTTAGATGGTACAGATGATTCCTATTTAGAAGTTTCTCACAGCGATGCACTAAACTTTGGAACTGGAGACTTTACTATAGAATGTTGGGCTAAAGCTGTTGATTGGGATTATGATACATCAAATGATACTTTTATGGTATGCAAATGGGCAGATAGCAATAATTATTGGTATCTTAGAACAGATTCAAGTAAATTTGTTCAGTTTAATTCTAAAGTAAGTGGTGTTGCAAAAAATACCTGTGTTGA